AGCAAAGGCTAAATCTGAGGCAAGTGGTGGTGAAGCTAATATAGTTGCTGTTGGACCTACGGTTAATAACACTACTACCAATAATCCTACTACTATTACTGAAAGTGGTGCGATGCCCGCATCTAAACCTGATCCATTCGATAATATATGGGGCGGCGGTAACTTTGGCGGTGCATTCGCATAAAAAAATGCGGAGGGATAACAACAAACCCTCCGCATCTCTCCTAGTATTATGATTACTCTTGAGCTAACTTAACGAAATAATTAAGAGTAGCATCGTCATCCGTTTCTGTAGCGGCAAATTGCTCTGCCGTGACAGGTGCAACTACTTCAGGAGCAGGAGCAACGGTTTGTGATTCACCTAATTGAGCCATTTGTTGTACGCTCGGAGAGTTATCAAGTCCCAAAACTTTGTTCAACTTAGCTTTCAATTCATCATATGATTTATAATTGGCAGGATCTTGTAACTCAGCGAGTGCATGAACCTTATTATAAATTTCTTCGCGATGTGAATCATCTTTAAAGACGTCGTTCTTGGAGAACTCAGACTTATCATAATTACGATATCCTTCGACTTGGCGGATCTTGATCTTAAAGGTAGTGTCTTCCCAAAGATCGTATGGGTTAATAGGCTTCTCGTCTTGGAAAGACGGTTGCATAATATCCATAACCTTATCAAAGATTTTTTTACCAAACATATAAAGGAATACTTTACCTTCGTTTGCTGGATTATCAGGGTCGGATACAACCATGATATTAGAGACATAATGAAGGCGACGTTTACGCTCACGAGCGATTGCCTTATCTGACTCAATACCTGAATTCCAAAGAAGGCCATTAGACTCTGATACAGGATCGTCTTGACCAATACTAGTCAAAGATTTCTCGATGTACCATTGACCATTTGGACCTTTGAATCCATGATCCCAGTAACGAACCCATGGAAGATCTTCACCGTCCATTTGAGGCAAGAAACGAATTTCAGCATAACCATTACCTGCTTTGTCTACAGTTGGTTTCCAATAGCGTTCGTCTGCCTGGTATTTTTTTGATGGTGAATTGACCTTATTAGCCTCATCAACCAGCTTCGCAATATTATTACGATTTTTTCTTAAGTTTTCAAAACTCATATTTTATATTCCTAGTATTATTGACAATGTATGACATTGTGTTACAGTGTATGTAACAATTACGTTTGTGTAACTGTTAGTTCTATTATATATCAAAAAGATACGTTTGTAAATAGATTTATGACATTTATTTTATTTATCGTCAATATCTAGTGTACTTTCTTTTGGTAAATAATTCAGGTTCATGGCTTCAACTTCAATCTTTTCCTTTACGACCGGAGATAGAAATTTAGATATGTCTTCAATCTCGATCTTATTTTCCTCACATATATCCACAACCGCGTCGATGTAGGTGAGTCTTTTTTCAAGGACCGTAGTTTGAATTAATTTAGTGAATTTTGCCTTTGTTAATGGTATCATTATTTAAAAATCCTAATTAATATAGTATCGTTATTAATTCTACCATTTGGCGTACTTTGTTTGGTCGTTAAACCTTTCCAAATTGTATTAATACGAGATAGTGGTTTACATTGAATGTCCGGAAGAATATCTTCGGGCTTACGAAGTCTAATAGACCTTGAGGCAGAGTTTAAGTTTTGTAGTGTAGTACCTTTCATCTCAAATCCTTTTGGTGAACTTGTCAGATACTCGGTTAACATACGATTCTTGGTATTGAACGTATACAATTGACTTGCGCCAATAATTGATACTGGATTAATACTTTGAATTTTGTACTCAATCGATTCTTTGGCATACTTAATTTTTGCTACTTGTTTGTCAGCTGTCATAATCGTAGGTGCTTTAGTTTTACGAGTAGCTTTTTTGTTTAACATATATCTTTTAATGTCATCACGAATATCGATCAAGAACGCTAATAGAACCTTTTGTCTTTTAGGCTTCATAAAACTATATGACTCTGTCAATTGATCATCTTTCTTAGTTAAAAGAAGTTCAATCTCTTCAGTTAACTTTTCGATATGATCAAAGCTTGCCTTCGCGGTATTATATGCAGTACCTTCTTTGTTGAATTTAGAATAGATATTCAATTCATCAAAGGCGGTCAATGCGTTATTAGTCTTATGGTTTAATACATGGTCATCAATAACGTCATCAATATTTGCTAACACATCGCCAGTTTTAATCTTAAGAATTTCCATCGGCGAACGAGATTTAGGAGCTGAGTCATCGACCGTAGCTTCTTTTTCAGCAATTCTTTTATTACCATCAATCGTCAGTGCAGTGATATAATTATTGAGTACCATCTCAGATCTCCAACTAATTGGAAATTCTAACTCAGCATTCTTCCAACCAATAGTTGCAGCGATATGAGTGTAGAGATAAAATTGCCAATCAGATGCAGAGAACATTATTTTCACTTCATCTTTGGTATACTCTTTACGAATATAGTTACGAATTAAACCTGCGATATCTTTTTTATCTACCTCAGTCCTTATGTAACTTTTATATTGCATAAACCCACGATCAAGTGGTGCACCGCCTAAGCCGGTTTTAACTCGACTTTTAGTTTTTTGTTTACGTTTAGCCATATTATTGAATACTCCAATCACTTACAGAATCAACTCTGAAAGAGCGCCATCCCATTGCTTCGACATCATAACATTTAACGATGTCGTGGTTTACTGGACGTGGTGGTTTGTCATCATCTGTCGTAGCCGCAGTTTGACTTGCGGCATCCATCATAGAAGGGACTAATGTACATAACATTATACGATGAGAGCCGTCAACTTTGATAAAGTTAACTTCACAAACACCATCATGTAAACCATTGATAATTTTTAAACGCAAGTCAGCGAGGCGTTTTTCTTTAAGCTCGATACCTTGAGCTTCAGCTGCGGCAGCCGCTTTATCATTTGCATGTTTAAGCATTTTAGCCATGCCATACGCAAGAGACGCAGGGTCTTTAATATCTTCATTAAATGTATTCATAATGTATTCCTTTTATTTTGAAAGTAATCTTTGAGGTTAACGTAAATGTCTCTTAAACCATAACCACACGTAAACGAAAGAACGGCAAGTATCAATAATTGAGATATTGAATATAATAATTCTAACATTATTTACAAGCCCTCCTTAAGCGACTAACATCTTTATCAGCATAATCGCCGTTATAGTACCAATTACGAGTCGCTACGCAATCTAGCATTTTAGTTTCACATTCTTTAGCGAATTCACAACCAGTTTCGCAAGGGATATCACGAACAAATTCAACACCTTCATAAAGTGTTGAGATTGCTCTTTCGCCTTGAAATTCAGCATCATGCCAAACTGTTATTTCGTTTCTAGAACCATTCATATATTATACTTTCTTTTGTTGTTTTGATAGGTCTATTATATCATACTTTGGTGTGATTGTAAACACTTAATTTCACCTTAAGTGCATTTTATTTTGTACTGTTACATTTATGTTACACATCTCTTTTTGCTCTCATGAGAGCCATTTTGTTATAAGACTCTAACCATGACGTAGGAGTTTTAATACTCGTACTTGTTTTAATTTTAAAACCCGCATCTTTAAAATCTTTCTTTAAAATTTTAGCAAACACTGGGCTAATAAACCTTGAAGCTAGTATCAACACATCGCGACGAAATCCTATATCATGGTGCATGTTCCCGCATAGATGTGCGAGCTCGTGTACGATAGTATAAGGGCAATTCGTTTCTCTTAGAATAAGTTGTCCGTCATAAGTGGCCATACCAGCCCATCTCATTTTCTGTTGTACCATTCTAGGATTGGCATGAGATTTATTGTCACAACCTTCGGTGTTGTCACATAACTTTTTCCAAGTCTTAGATTTAATAATTTTATTAACAAACTTTTCAGAAGCTTTCCAATCAAGACGAACTAATGAAGGTTTATAATATTTAACCATTTGGATTTCGGTATCATAAAATTTGCTAACCATGCTATCGCGGTTAGTAACTTTGCCAGATTTCATAATACGTTTCTTTTTAGATACATAATCAGTATACTTACTCGCAAGATACCTTTCCATATATAATGAAGCGTCCTTGAAGATCTTCGTTTCTTCTTGGTCTCCTATGAATATAAAATTATCGTTCATGTATTAAGCCTTTTGTTGTTTTGATAGGTCTATTATATACTATAATGGTGAGATTGTAAACACTTAATTTCAATCCAAGTGCATTATATTTCCAACTGTAACATAAATGTAACAGTATTCATATAGTTAATATATTAGCTCTTGTGCGCACAGCAGCAACATGTAGCTAATATATTAACTATCAGGTTTTCTATTTACATTTGATGATATATAGTTTATAATAGTATTATAGATAATCATACAAACGAGTACAGACAAATGACGACATACAAATTTAACGAAGACGACCTAATCTCTGAACTATCAGA